AACACCAATAAACGATTTCACGTCGAAAGTCTCTGATACCATGAACGCGTTCTGGTCCGCCTAAATTGTTTAAAATGCTGAAAACAATGTCTGGTATCGCTTCGTCAATTCGTCTAACTGTGGTAGCCCCAGATTGAGTAATAGCCCTATCCCCGACCGTTAGATCTCCTTCATCAAATAAAATGCTCGCAAAAGGAGATTCAGAGCCAAAATCAGAAGAAATACGCTCAAATAGAAAAGGCGATCCATAGTCTCCGACATATCTTAACTGCCATGTTGATTTTTCAAATCTTACGATTAAAGTATTTTTATATAGTGTTGCAGATGTAATTGCTTCTGCGGTAGGAGCATCTGCAAAGCCCCCTTTCCCAGGAATATCTACTCTCCAAGCGTCCACTTGCAAGGGATTTCCCTGTTGAGAGAATCTTGCTCGGTTAAAGAAGTTTTTATTTCCTGCTAACCCTAAACCTTGTCCCTCAATTGTGTTTAAAGCAATTAATCGGCCATAATAAGGAATTAGAATTTGCGCCTCTAAAAGTAATGTCGGCGGTCCTAAAGCATCAAGCTCCGGAGCAAAATCAGTGTATGTGATATTGTCTTGCGTCCATCGCATGGGCGAGGAAGCCGCGTCATTAAATTTAGTGATAAAGAAAGTTCTTATAGAGCTATCGGCCCCTTGATAATTGGTTGACCATACAAATTTATTGTCGGGAGCTGTCCATGAAAAGCCGGCTACATCGTTGAAATTAACTCCGTCAAAAGTATAAGCATAAACGGTGTCAAAGAAAACTGTTTGCTCAAAGTTAATTGTTGGCACATCTCTGTTTTCAATTCCCATCACAGGAAGGCCCGGATAATAGCAAAATTCAATTGTTACGTTTAGACCCACAAAAAAAACGTCAGCAATCACTAAAAATAATTGACCGGTTGCATAATTAATGTTTGATTCTGCATTGCCATTTTGATTAATGATTGTGCCGTTGATAGGTATTGTCTCAAGCCAGTCAACGCCGTTAATCGTGACGATTAAAGATCCAGGGGCAATTGATGCCGTTGGCTCAAGTCCTAATAAGGTTATAAGATTTCCTCTGAAAACAGCCTGACCATTTTCTAAAACCATCACTCCTATGACCTGGGGAAGTAAACATCTTCTAAGCCTGCCAACCAGTTGCAGGCATTCGCGTTTTTTAATCCTTTCGCGCCAGCAATAAGCATTTTGTAAAACTGGAAAAGCCTTGTCTGAGATCAGAAATGGCTTTTTATCAAGTGTTAAACCTCCATTGTACCCGGCAATTGTGAAAGGCTGAAGACCGCTCATGTTCTCGGTCCTATAGCAATATACATAATATCAAGAGATCCAATACCGCCAAAACGGTTTATATCAAAACTTAAAGAATTAATATTTGAAGCTCCCAAAGATAATGCTGAAACGTCAATCGTTGCAGAACATTGAGCAGTTAACATAATCGCATAAGGGTTGGCAGGTGCTCCGGCCAATTGGAATTCGTTTAAAAATGTGGCTGTAACAGATGATCCACTAGTTGCAAGTGTCCTTGTATTCCACTGTAAAAGCAAACCTCCCGGCAAAAAAGTGCTACCTTTAGTGGCATTTGTAGGAGCCAAATTTGTCATTTGAATTATGGCAGCCTGATCTTTTATAGGATCTGCGCCGCCTGATTCTTGTCGCCAAAAAAGATTGGAATAACTTTGAGCCGATTTGGTGTACAAAACCCCAATTGCAGCGCCACTTGTTGGATCGGATGCTTGCTCGGGCATTTGAACAAATGTATGCATGCCAACTTGAGAAGTGTTATAAGCTACATGGTTAACTGCAAAAGATGAAGCAATGTAGTTGAAGTTAGCTCTAACCTGTGGTTTAGAATTTCCAAGTGACTGCCCATCAAAGGGCATGTTGAAGGTATAGGTCATCGCTTAATTCCTTTAAGGCTTTTAGTAAGAGGCTTTTTGCTAACGCCGGCTTCCGAAAGAGCCACCGCAATTCCTTGTTTGGGATTTGTGATTACCGGACCTTTTTTTGATCCGGAACGAAGCTTTCCTTCTGAAAATTCGCCCATAACCTTCTTAATCTTAGTCATTTGTTTTTTTGTTTCTTTCATTTTTTATCCTTGATGTAAAGCGCTTTTACATTTGGTTAACTTCCTGCGCCCTGGCCGCCGAACCATCCGAAGCCTGAACCGCCATTATTACCTAACTGATCTGCAAATATTGATGCCATTTGCTGCTTTCCAAGCTCGGCATATGTTCGCGTAAAGGCAAGTTGGTATCTTTCGTTTAAGGACTTATCCATTAGCGCAACACCGTCATCGTCAAGCCTGTCTTCATAAATCTTTTTAGCTGCGCCAAAAGCTAAACACTCCCACCACTCTAAAAGCTCGGGCGTGCCCGTGTAATTGGGGTTGCTAGGGTCTTCTGTGCCAAGTATTGCTTGAGATGGCTGGCGATAAGCAATGATTTCGATGGTGTATCCCTTATCCGGCACAGGTCGAAGCGTAAATTGGTTTTGAAAAAACATGATCGCTTGAGGAATAGCAAGTTTAGCCGGGCCATATTGGATAGTGATTTTTTCACCAGCTGGGACGGCTTGAGTAAATGTAAGACCGGCGACAGCTCCTGTTTCATAGTTGATCGTACCCCCTGCAATGCAATCGCCTATTAAAACGCCAGCTCCGTCATCAGTTACGTTTAAAGATCTTCCGTAGGATATGTTAACCGTAATTAGCAGGTTTTGCACCCTTTGCAAGTTTGTTTGCGGATAGGTTGGCTGGTGGGTGACAAATGAGTTTGTATTAAATAGAGGCGAAGTAACTTCCGGATTATTGTTATAGCTTCGAATAATCGGGTTGGCTGTGTTGGTTCCTGCATAGGGGCCAGCGCCGCCGTTGGCAGTTGCTAAAGTCTCCTGATATTGCCAGTTGTACCAAAAACCAAAAAACTGCCATTGATCGTAATAGAGTTGGATAGAGCGTTTAGCGCAAAATACAGGCTGCTGAATGGTTGTATAATGCTCCATATCAAAAGGGTAAGTATCAATCCCCCTTTGCGTATTAAACACTAATTTATCTTTTAACTTAAGCGATCGAAATTGCGCCGGGAAGTCATAAAGATAAAAGGAATTGATATAGTCGATGATCTGAGCATCTGTCAGCTCAAAGTTTGTGGCCGATCCGGTAAGCCTTCTAACTTTTACGATGATGTCTTGTAAAGTTGCTATGCTCATTTTAAACCCTTATGTTGTCAAAGGCATCATTTAGTATCGTATAGACTAACTGTGGCGATCCGATCACTATGCCGGACCCAACAGGCACACAAACAGGAGGCGCGTTCTCTGTGGTCACCGGATAAATAAAAGGAGTAAAGAATGTGGTATCGATATCGATTGTTATTGTCAACGAATCAACAGCCAGCACTTTTCCCCGTAAATTATTAATTTCAACCATCCCAAATGGTTTAGATACGCGAGGCGAAACAATTTCACTAACAACAAAATCATGAGTAGCCGTGAAGGTTATCACGGCATATTGGGCGTTAGTGATTCCGCTTATATATCTAAACCTTGGGAGAAATTGGTTACTTGTCAAAGAACGTCCACCGGGGTGAATCTGATTCTTGATTGTGTCTCGTAAGTTTTAGGCACTCCGCGGTTGTTAGCAGAATATGAAGCGTCTAAACTACGGATCTTTTTCTTAGTGTTATTTAAATGCTTAACAATCCCCATCGGAAGCTCGCAGATCTCACCGTGAGTTAATCGAATGGTATAGATGGGATCGTCTTTAAAGAAGCGATAAACAAAGTCTAACCAGCCCCCTTGAGCATCCAAAAATTCAAACATACCTTTTATCGGCTTTTCGTGTTCTTTGCGCATCTTTTTAACGAGTTCATCGTATTTTTCGGGTGGTAATCTTTTAGTATTTGTTCTAGTTGTTTCTTTGATTTGCATAATTTATCCTTAGATTGTGAGGCTCCCCGAAAGGAGCCTCAAATTATTATTGATTATTGTAGGACGAATACTTATACGCAGCCCACATCCAAGTGTCACCGACAGTTGGAGCAAAGCTGGCTACAGTAAATAGTCCAGTACCGAAATTAATTATTCTTGTGTTTCGGTTGTCAAAACTATCTTGCAAGTTAGTTCCTGGCGGCTCTTGCGGAATTGTTGCAGAACCAGAACTATTAGGAACAACACCCGAAGAGCTTGGCACACAAACAGCCGGAGATACAGACGCAAAGTCTGCATCCGCAGGGAATGTAAAGGCTGTAAAGCCTGAAGTGTCAAGATTAATAGTGATGCTAGAAACTGTGCTTGAGTTTGTGACGCTCAAAACTCTTGCAGGAACATTGTTAATTTCTTTCATACCAAATAGAGGACCAACGCGGAAAGATACGATCTCCCCAGGTGTGAAATCATGAGGCATGGTGAAAGAAACAACTGCTTGAGCTGCTTGAGTAATGTTGGCAATATAGCGCTCTTTAGGATAGTAGCGATTAGGAATATATTTCTTAATCGTAGCTTGCGTTGCTGCGGCACCTAAAGCCAAACCAGCAGAAGCCCAATAACCTAAAGTGATAGAAACGTTTGTAGTGACAGCCGTTACTTGTGCTGTATAGCCGGCAATTTCTCTAGCTCCTAAAAGGTTAGTGATTTTGACCCTATCCCCTACTACAATTGACCCAGTATTAGCCATCAAAACAACAAACGTTGAAGCGTTTATTGCAGTTGCTGCTAAACCTGCAAAAGTTGGAGGATTGGAAGTGTCATAATGACTAATACCTAAAGTTGAGAGAGACTTTGATGTAATAGCTGGGTTTGTTGCGTCAGACGATTGCTGTAAACCTTTTGCGGTATACTGAGCCATCGAACGCTCCCACCACCACTCGATAGATTGAGCTTGGTTAGCTTCTCCATATCCGGTGATTGCTTTACAAACAATAAGGTCGGGCGGATTCTGAGGGATACAAGAAACTTGTACATCAGCGCCGGTTGCAGGGACTAAAAATGTTCCTCCTGCGATCATTTCGTATGGTAACATATTATCCTCCTTAACCCAGTGTCATGGTTGATCGTGCGTTCATGATCCAAAGGTCATTGGTGATACATTGACCTTGGTAGAAGTTACAAGCAGCTGTGTGCCGTAACATCGCAGGGTCATTGTTATAACCAGGTGGAAGATAAATAAACTTCATCTTTCCGCCAGCTTGCCATACCACCTTATAAGCTTCTTTAGCAGTTACGAAGTTGTTAGCAACATCGGCGCTGTTTAAAGAAGATGCAGGTGAAATTGATCCTTGATCGGAAACAAACATACGAGTGTTGTTGCATCCGCCCCATTCCGTGCTCAAAGTTTCTGAGACGTTAGGATATGAAAATT